GCCGCTCTAAGAGAGGAACTTCCGACATACAAATGGAACTCTCAATACCAGCAAAAACCTACTGGTGAAGAGGGTGCGATTGTAAAACGAGAGTGGTGGAAGCGTTGGGAGAGCGATAGAGCGCCGCCATGTGACTTCATTATTCAATCTTGGGACACGGCATTTACTAAAAACCAGCGTTCTGATTATTCTGCGTGTACAACGTGGGGTGTTTTTAAGATGAATGAGGACGAAACTGACGTAAATATTATACTTTTGGACGCGTTTAAAGCTAAATTAGAGTTTCCAGAGCTAAAAGAAGCGGCTAAAAACGCTTATGACGATTGGCAACCGGACGCTTGTATTATTGAAGCCAAGGCTGCTGGCGCGCCACTGGTGTTTGAGATGAGAAAAATGGGGATTATGGTTTCTGACTACACCCCAGTTAAGGGTAATGACAAGTTTGTACGTTTAAATTCCGTAACTGACTTGTTTAAATCAGGGAAAGTGTGGGCGCCTGAGACTAAATGGGCGGAAGATGTCATAGAAGAGATGGCCAGATTCCCAAATGCGGAGCATGATGACTTGACTGACTCGGCTACCCAGGCTTTGATACGCTTTCGACAAGGTGGTTTTTTAAGACTACAATCAGACGATGAAGATGATGACATTCTGCCTCGTCGTAAGCAATCTTATTACTAGGAGAGTACATGGAACGTAGAGGATTTTTAAAAACTCTTGCCGCTGGCGCGGCAATGATTATGTTGCCTTCATTGGCAACGTCCAGTACGCCTCCAAAATTTTACGTTTTCCCCATGAATACCGCAGAAGATCTGGCGGCATGGATGCAAAATCATTTTAAATGCTTTATTTCTGAGCCACGGTCTTTTATAGAAGTATTGGCTAAAGATGTGCCCAAAATTTACGGTTTTAGGGCAACAGACATGCCTGGTGTATCAAAAGATGACGATATTGTGCGTTTCATCCACAAAACCGTAGCCTATGCCATTGAGGGTGATGACCAAGTAGAGGCTGAATTACGCCTGGCACAAGCAATTCATGAAAAATTAAATGAGCTTGAGAAACAAACGCCAGTAATTATTCGTACCCAGCCTGAATTTACTAGCGAGCCAATGGTTGAATATGGCGAAACGTGGATGACGCGGGAACAAATAGAAGATCGAGTAGACATACCAATACTTCACCGTGGAGAACTTGTGGCCACTGATTGGTCAAACAAGCAGGACAAATGGTGGATGGATCGGTATTGGAAAAAAACGGAAAGGATTAATGGCGAGTTGCCTCCAATTCAAATTCCTGAAGGCGTTGAACATGATTTTGAAACAGATTCTCTTAGGTACGTTAATCGCAAATACACATTAAACAAAATGCGTATGCGGATATCTTTGCCCACGGTTTTAGATGAAGATCAAACAATCTTTAACGTGGCAGAGGGTGCTAAAACCCCAAGAATTTAATTAATAAAGAGGTATTAAATGTCAATAGAAAAAGGTTTATACGCTGCTCCCCAGGGTTTAGAGGCTGAGCCATTGGAGATTGAGATTGAAGATCCAGAGTCAGTTCATATTGGCATTGGTGGATTAGAAATTGATTTAGAGCCAAGCAATGATTCTGAAGAAGAGTTTAATTCAAACATTGCTGAGTTCATGGCAGAAAATGAATTGGCGCTTTTGGCTAGTGATCTTATTAGTGATTATGAAGATGACCTGGCATCCAGAAAAGATTGGATTCAAACTTATGTAGATGGTTTGGATTTGCTTGGATTAAAGATTGAAGATCGTACTGAGCCTTGGTCTGGTGCATGTGGCGTAACTCACCCACTATTGGCAGAAGCATTGGTTAAGTTTCAATCAGAAACAATCATGGATACGTTTCCTGCTGCGGGACCAGTGCGCACAAAAATATATGGTAATGAAAATAGAGATAAAAAAGAACGCGCCCAGCGCGTAGAAGATGATATGAATTTCCGCATAACTGAAGAAATGCCGGAATTTCGACCAGAGCATGAGCGTATGTTGTGGGGCATGGGGTTATCAGGAAATGGATTTAAAAAGGTTTATCACGATCCATCACTTGGCCGACAAACGTCTATTTATGTTACCGCTGATGATGTTGTCGTTCCTTATGGTACAAGTAGTTTAAAAACGGCGGAGCGCGTAACACATGTAATGCGCAAAACTGAAAACGAAATTCGTAAGTTGCAAGTTGATGGGTTTTATAGAGATATAGATCTGGGTGAACCGTCCACAACTATGGACGAAGTTGAGCGCAAGATTGCTGAAAAACTTGGCTTTAGAATTACAACAGATAACCGTTATCGCATTATTGAAATGCAGGTAGATTTAGATTTGCCTGGTTATGAAGATACAGATAAACACGGCGAAGAAACAGGCATTAAACTTCCATACATTGTTACGATAGATATTTCATCATTAGAAGTTCTTTCTATTTATCGTAATTGGAAAGAAAGCGATAAATTAAAAGCCAAGCGTACACACTTTGTACACTATGGCTATATCCCAGGATTTGGTTTCTACCATTTAGGTTTGATTCATTTAGTAGGTGCGTTTGCAAAATCAGGTACTTCTATTTTGCGCCAACTGGTTGATGCAGGTACTTTGTCCAATTTACCTGGCGGCCTTAAATCTCGTGGCTTGCGAATCAAAGGCGACGATACGCCAATTAGTCCAGGCGAATTCCGTGACGTAGATGTACCAAGCGGATCAATCAAAGACAACATTCTTCCTCTTCCTTATAAAGAACCAAGCCAAGTATTGGCCGCTCTTTTAAATCAAATTATTGAAGATGGACGTAAATTTGCTAACGCTGGCGATATGTCAGTTAGCGATATGTCGGCTGCTGCGCCAGTAGGCACAACGTTCGCATTGCTTGAACGCAGCCTTAAATCTATGTCTGCTATCCAAGCACGAATTCATTATTCAATGCATGAAGAATTGCGTTTGATTAAAGATCTTATTTGTGAATACATGCCTGATGAATATGAAGGCATGGAAGGTAGAAAAGAACGTCCTATTGCAACTAAAGAAGATTACGAAACAGTAGATGTAATTCCAGTTAGTGATCCTAATGCCGCAACGATGGCGCAAAAGATTATGCAATATCAAGCGGCTTTGCAATTAGCTCAAGGCGCGCCACAGATTTATGACCTGCCTTTATTGCATAGACAAATGCTTGCTGTACTTGGCCTTAAGAATGCAAACAAATTGGTTCCAGGAGAGGATGACATTAACCCTCGCGATCCAATAAGCGAAAATCAAAACGTTCTTATTGGCAAACCAGTTAAAGCTTTCTTGTACCAAGATCATGATTCGCATATACAAGTGCATATGTCTATGTTGCATGACCCAGTTATGCAGCAACAGATTGGGCAAAATCCTCAAGGCCAAACTCTTATGAATGCTTTGTTGGCACATATTAATGAGCATTTAGGATTTAAGTATAGAAAGCAAATGGAACAATTGATGGGTATGCAATTGCCCGGCAATGGTGAAGATGAAGTGGATGATGATGAAAACGAACACATCATTCCTAAAGATATGGAAGTACAAATTTCTCAAATGGCTGCAAAAGCTGCACAACAATTGCTGCAACAAAACCAGCAACAGGCTGCACAACAACAGGCTCAACAGCAAATGCAAGATCCAATTATCCAGATGCAAATGCAAGAACTGCAAATTAAACAGCAAGAAGTTCAGCGCAAGATCCAAAAGGATCAGTTGGATGCCGCAGCTAAAGATAAGCAGATGCAAATTGAACTGGAACGCATTAATGCCCAGAAAGAAATTGCTGGGGCAAATATGGTTATGAAACACAATCAAGCCATGAATACTGCGGAGAAAATGCAAGAAACAGAAGGATTCCGTCAGACGATGCAACACGCTCAACAAAGAGAGAATCGTGAACATCAAAGCAAACAAAATGCTTCGCAAATGATGGAAAGAATTACGACTCCTAAAACGCCGCCACAAAAGGTTAAATAATGGACAAAGTAATTGAAGTAATTCTTCGTGAACTAAGAGAGAAACGCGCACAAATAGCGGATGCTCTGGCCAACAACGGCGCCAAAAGTTACGAACAGTATCAATACATGTGTGGAGAGATTCGAGGCCTCACTGCCGTGGAGATGTACCTTTTAGACCTCGCAAAAAACTTGGAGAAATTTGAAGATGACTGAAATAGTAATCGCCACAGAAAGCGGTGAAACTTCTACTTTGCCACAAGAGGCAGAGGAAAAAGCAAGGCAACTCCCTAAACCAACTGGTTATCACATTCTTGTAACTCTGCCAGAAGTAGAGGAAAAGTTTGATAGCGGATTGGTAAAGTCAGACGTTACTCTGCATTACGAACAAGTGTTAGCTACAGTATTTTTTGTTGTTGACATGGGTCCAGATTGCTACAAAGACGCAGAAAGGTTCCCAAATGGTCCGTGGTGTAAGCAAGGTGATTTTATTTTGGCCAGGCCAAACGCTGGAACAAGATTAAAAATTCACGGCACAGAGTTTCGTTTAATTAACGACGATAGTGTAGAAGCCGTGGTTGAAGATCCACGCGGTATTTCACGCGCATAAGGGGGAAGAAATGCCAGATTTTAAAGATGAATTCAAGTTTCCTGACGAAATTGAATCCAAAACTCAAGATGACGATTCTGATTTTGACGTACAAGTTGAGATTGA